GGAATTGCTACTACAAGTTCCCTTGGTATTGGGGTAGGATCGACAGATTTGCTTCCAGAAACAGTATATGCTATCAAACTATCAGAAAGTCAAATCAAACTTGCTATAGGGTCATCAGAAGCGTTAGCAGGAACTGCTATATCATTTACTAGCGTCACTGGTATTGGATCTACTCATAGTTTAGAAGTTAGTAGCGATTTAGCAAACACTAGAAGTTTGATAACAATTGATAATGTTATCCAAAGTCCAGTTTCCAGAAAAGATATTCAGGTTTCCCTTTCCGATGCCGTGGGAATTGGTTCTACAATTGTATATTTGAATGATATATCTAAGATAACAGGAAACTCTTTGTTAAAAATTGAAGATGAAATCATAAAGGTCACCTTTGTTGGTATTGGATCAACAAACTCTTTGAATATTATTAGAGGTCAAATGGGAACTGTTGCTGCTGCACACACCATAGGTGCTGGAGTAACGGTCCTTTCTGGAGATTATAATATTGCACATGGAAATTTATATTTCAAAGATGCTCCTTATGGAAATAGTGATAACAGATCAACTTTCTCGGGAAGAATATTCTATAAACTAAATTATGATACCAATTTAATTATTGATGACATTTCAGAGTCATTTGATGGTGCAACTGATAAATTCGATTTGACTTCAAACTCACAACAAATCAGTGGAATTCAAACTAGTTTTGGAGTTATTCTGATCAATAACATATTCCAAAAACCATTCTATGGTGATGTTGGTTCTATTTTAAATTCTGATTATCAAATTGTTGGAACAGGACAAACCATAGATTTCACTGGAACGACAGTTGAGGATCTCCCAAGAGGTGGAATTATTAATGAATTTGATGTTGGTATCGGAAGTGGGTATCAAGTACCAAGAAGAGCACTAGCAACAGCAGTTATTTCTGCTAGTGGTACAATTCAATCAATTGGTCTTTCTACTGGTGGTTCTGGTTATATTGATGCTCCTAGAGTTTCAATAGCAGATACACTTGGTGTTGGGATTGGTGCTTCAATTATTGCATCTGTAACTGCTGGACTAGTCACTTCATTTACAATTGCAGCTGCTGGAAGCGGTTATACAAGTACAAACCCACCTCTAGTTGTAATTGATGAACCAAATCCATACAAAGACATTCCACTTTCTGGTGGACAAGGATCTGGAGCAAAAATGGATGTTGTTGTTGGAACTGGAGGGAGTATAATAACATTTGATATTTCTAATCGTGGAATTGGTTATGAAATTGGTGATATTTTAACTTTAGCAGAACTTCCATTCCAAGTTGGAATCGGTACAAGCAACTTCGAAATAACTGTTAGAAATAGATATCAAAACAAGTTTGCTGGATGGACTTTTGGTCAATTATTAGAATTAGATAGTTTTGATAATCTATTCAATGGTGTGAGGAGATCATTCCTTTTAACCAGAACAATCACATCAAAGGAATATTATAGTATTGTTGCTCAAGAAGGTTCTGGCATCGAATTGCAAAATAATCTGTTGATATTCTTAAACGATACGTTGCAAATACCAGGAAAAGACTATACATTCAATGGTGGTACTCGTTTGCAGTTTACTGAAGCACCAAGAGCGGGAAGCAAAATTAAATTATACTTCTATAATGCGTCATCTTCTGATGCAGTTGAGGTAGATATCGATGAAACAATTAAACGTGGAGATATACTAACCTTACAGACACAAGGAACGGTTCCACAACAAGATGACAGAGTAATCTATGAGGTAATTGCTGCAGATACTGTAGAAACACAAACATATAGTGGAGTTGGAATCATAACAGATACATCTTTCACTAGACCAACAATATGGACAAAACAAACGTCAGATACAATTATTGATGGTGAATATATTTCCAAAGAAAGAGATTATTTGGAACCAAAGATTTTCCCATCCACAAATATTATTGCATCAGTTGCATCTACAGATGGAAAAATTTATGTCAAAGACACATATCTTTTCAGTAAAGTAGATAACTTAGGTAACACTCTCAATGATGTTTTCATAGTTGGACTTGGAACTGAAGTAGTCACCGAAAAACTCTCATCGGTACAATATGCTGGTGATTATGGACTGATTGTTGGTGTTGGTGCAAGTTCAACAGGAATTAATACAACATCACCAATGCTTGAAATTGATTTGATACCACATCCAGACATTTATAGCAATACCCCAGGACCAGGAGAAGTCTCTAGACCAGGAATATCAACTGGAGATTATTTTGTAATCGAAAACACTATACTTGGAGATGGAGTTACTTCAATAGACAATAATTTCTCTATTGTCTCTGTAGGAAATAGTTTTATAGACAATGTTTACTATGCAAATAATGTTACTTCTATAGGGTCATCAGGAGTTCGTGTTTCCGTAAATGTCCAATCCATATCTGGAATTGATACTACATCATTACCAACTTTGCAAAATTATGGAACTTTCAGTTGGGGATACATGACAGCGCCAAGATCAGCAAATTCACAATCATTTGATTTCTATAATCAAAATGGATTATTGGGAATAGAAACATCTGCTCATGTGGGTAGACTTTTGCAATTAAGATTGACCTACTAATTTAAGTATAAATAATCAAAAAACTAGTCTGAAAATGCCAGCAATAATCACAGACCAATTTAGAATATTGAATGCTGAGACATTTGTAAAAAGTCTTAGTGGTATTGGTACTACAACAAATTCTTATTATACTTTCTTGGGTCACCCCAATCCTACCAATAATAGTATTGAAAACTATGGTTCATCCGATTGGTCAACTAATCCTCCAGATCCTAGGGATTCATTTGAACAAGAGAGTTCCTATCATGATAGTATGCTCTTCCTGAAAAAAGTCAATACTTCTGATGTTGCAAGAGTAATACCACGATATACTTGGCAGTCTGGTATCACATATGACATGTATAAAAATGATTATGATATTACCAATTCTGCTCCACAAACTGATGCTAAATCTTTGTATAATTCTAGATATTACGTTGTAAATTCAGAGTTTAAAGTCTATGTCTGCATTAATAATGGTTCAAATCCAGACTATCCAAATGGACAGAGATCACTAGAAGAACCAAATTTTGTAGATACTGCACCTCAAGTTGCTGGTGTAGGTGCTGATGGATATCTCTGGAAATATCTTTATTCATTAACACCAACAGAAATTATTAGATTTTCAACAGAAGCGTATGTTCCAGTCCCAAATAATTGGGGAACAGGTTCCTCAGAGTCTGTAAAAAATGCTGCTGTTGATGGAAAAATTGAAACAATTGTTATTAAAAATAGAGGATCTGGATATACACTCACTGGAGGTCTTTCAAGTGGAACAGTATCAAATGTTCCTATCCTCGGAGACGGTGAAGGTGGTTTTGCGTCAGTAACTATCACTGGTGGTGAGGTAACAAATGTTCAGGTCACTAATGGCGGTTCAGGTTATACCAGAGCAATTTTACTTTTTAATACGACATCATCTGGATCCCTCTCTGTAGTGAGCGGACTTGGATGTGAATTTGAAGTTATTATACCACCAAGGGGTGGACATGGGTATGATGTTTATAGAGAATTAGGATCACATAGAGTAATGGTTTACTCTCAATTTGATTCTGCTTCTGATTATATTATCGGGAATAATTTTTCTCGTATCGGTATTGTCAAAAATCCTACTACTTATGGAAGTGAAACAGAGATACTAAATAGTTCAACTGCAACTAGTCTTTCGTCTCTGAAACTAAAACCAATTGGCGTTGGTAATACTTCGGATACACTATATCCAGTGAATTCTCTTATTAGTCAAACAGTTGGTGTTGGATCTACAGCAGTTGGTTATGTAGCATCCTGGGACACATCCACAGGAGTCTTGAGATACTACCAACCAGTTGGTTTAAGCACATTGTCAAATTATAATTACAAACTCCATGATTTTGTATCAAACGGAGAAGTGGTAAATTGCTCAGGTATTGTTGGGCAAGCATTAGTACCAGATTCACTATTCAATACAAATACTGTCACAGTTGGAGGAAGAATAATTAATCTGGGACAAACTTTTACCGATGGAAAATCAAATCCAGAAGTTAAAAGATATTCAGGTGAGATAATTTATATTGATAACAGAGCACCAATCACGAGATCAACATCTCAAAAAGAAGAAGTAAAAATTGTAGTAGAGTTCTAAGAACATGACCCAGAACACTAATTTAAATGTTTCTCCATATTTTGATGACTTCAATGATGAAAAGAACTACAACAAAGTTCTTTTTAAACCTGGATTCCCAGTTCAATCCAGAGAACTAACAACGCTACAATCAATTTTACAAAATCAAATTGAAAAGTTTGGACAACATTTTTTCAAAGAAGGTTCTGTTGTTATTCCTGGTGGTACTTTTTATGACGATAGTTACTTCGCTGTAAGAGTAGATCCCAATTTCTTAGGTGTTCCTGTTTCTACATATTTAGATGTTTTAGTCAACAATAGAATAGAAATACAGGGAGAAATATCTGGAGTAAAAGCTACGGTTGTAAATAAAGTATCTTATCTAGAGTCTGAAGATGGTTATGATACGCTTTATGTAAAATATAATAGTTCTGGTTCAGATGGGTCAACCAGAGTATTCCAAAATGGAGAAAATTTAATAACTTTATCTGATATCACATATGCATCGACTTCTATTGATGCTAATAATACTTTTGCTAGATGTATTGTTTCAGATTCAACAAAAACTGGATCTTCGGCATCGATAAGTGAAGGGGTATTTTTCATTAGAGGTTATTTTGTAAAAGTAAACTCTTCTACAGTAATTCTAGATCAATACTCAAATACACCTAGTTATAGAATTGGTCTTCTCATTAGTGAAGAAATAGTTACTGCATCTTCATTAAATCAAGATCTTTATGATAATTCTCAAGGATTTTCAAATGAGTCTGCCCCTGGTGCAGATAGATTTAGAGTCACTGCAACTCTTCACAAAAAACTGTTAACTGATACCAGTGACGAAAACTTTGTAGAGTTGATGCGTGTAGATAATGGATCTATAGAAAGATTTGTCAACAAAACAGACTACAATATTTTTAAAGATGAATTAGCAAGAAGAACTTATGATGAGTCTGGAGACTACTATGTAAGGCAATTTGCGTTAGATGTTAGAGAATCACTGAACGATAGAATAGGAAATAATGGAATTTATTTAAATACACAGACAACACAAAATGGAAATACTCCATCTGATGATATTTTCACAATTCAAGTTTCTCCAGGAAAAGCATATGTAAGAGGATATGAGATTGATAAAATCTCTACAACTTCTATTGATGTATTAAAACCAAGAACAATAAAGAGTAAAGAGAATGTTAGTTTACCAGTTAATGTAAAAAATATTATGGAGGTAGAGAACGTTTATGGTTCTCCCAAAATTGGATTCTCTACAACATACACTATAGAGTTACATGATAGAAGACTTGCTTCAAATGGACTTCTTGACGGAAGTTCTGTCCAAATCGGAAAAGCAAAGGTATATGACTACAATCAAAGTGTCTCTGGAATTACTACAACAAAATACGAACTGAGACTTCTTGATATTCAAACTTTTACAAACATTACTGTAGGATTTGCACTAACAGCATCTGCAGGTTCTTACGTTAAAGGAAAATATAGTGGTTCCAGTGGAATTTCTGTAAGTGCTGTTACTGGTGGAACAACTATTTCTTTACAAGATGTAAGAGGAGATTTCCAAATAAATGAACCATTAGAAATTAATGGAGTAGATGTAGGGAGAAATATCACAACGATAAGAGATTACGATACAACCGACACAAAAGCAGTTGGAGCAACTGTTGGTCTCTCGACATTTGCTGCTAACGTTACATTATCTAGGCAGAAAAAATCATTTACTGAAGCAAGTCAGTTTACAATAAATTCGAATGGAACAGTTACTTCTTCTTCCATTTGGGATTTTAGAGACTATGTGAAAGTTGGAGACATCATAAGATATTCCGAACCAGCTTCAACTTTACCAACATTTAATAGAGTAAATGCTGTTAACCAATCCAACTTTGTAGTCGAGGATATACCCTCAGTCACTAATGTCTGTGATGGTGGAGTTACAGGATCAACATTTACCACAACAGATGTTGATATTTTAATTCCATCATTAAATTTAAATGCTGATCCAGGATACAGAATAAAGTTAAAAGACGAGTATATTTCTTCAATTAATCTTTTAGATAGTTCGTATATTGTTAGAAAACAATTCAATGAGAATGTAACTGGAAGCACTTTCACATTCCAATTGAGTAGTTTAGGTGATAATGATTTATATTTCGAACCATTCACCCAAGATAATTATATTTTAACTTGGGAGACTGGTCAGAAAGAGGTTATTCTTTCAACCCAAGTCACATTTGACTCAAACTTTAGAGAGTTAACAATTAATTCATTATCTAGAACTGGTAATGCAACTTTAACTGCAACTTGCAGAAGAACTAAATTATCATCAAAGAACAAATCAATCAAAAGATGCTCTAATCTTATTGTAAGTAGATCAAAGCATCAAGGATCTGGAATTGGATCTACAACTTTTGGTGATGGACTTTCATATAGTGAAGTATATGGAACAAGAGTACAAGATGATCAAATATCATTGAACGTTGCTGACGTTTCTAGAATTCTTGCAATATTTGAATCAAATGATTCTAGTAATCCATCTTTACCTTCAATTGTAGTTTCATCACAAAGTGATACCTTTACGAATAATGTTATTGTAGGTGAACAATTTATAGGAGCAACTTCTGGAGCAGTTGCTCGTGTCGTTGATATTTTAAGTGGAACACAATTGAATTTTGTGTATGAGAATGATAGACTTTTTGAGGTTGGAGAATCATTTACACTAAAAACCTCTGGCATTGTTGCTCAGATTAGTAGTTTATCTGTCGGAAGTAGAAATATCTCCAAAAACTATGTTTTAGATGATGGACAAAGATCGGAGTTTTGTGACTTTGGAAGAATAGTTAGAAAGAGAAATATACCAGAACCAACTAAAAAAATAAGAATTGTTTTTGATTATTTTTCCAATAATGAAAGCAGTGGAACAGTTGAATCCATAAACAGTTATTCGTCTGTTAATTATTCAAATGATATTCCCTTTGCACTTGATAGAAGAGCAACAGATTTTATTGACCTTAGACCAAGAGTCAATTCATATTCTACATCATCTAGTGATTCACCATTCTCATTTAACAGTAGAAGTTTCTCTTCTTCATCATCAGAAACAGTAGTATCAAATAAAACCATTGTAGTGGATTATTCCTACTACCTTGGTAGAATTGATAGGTTGTATTTGACTAAAGATGGAAAATTTGAAGTCAAAAAAGGAGAACCATCAGAATATCCAAAGGCACCAGTTTCAAATACTGAGGCATTTGAGGTTGCTGTCATATCCATGACTCCATATGTCTTCAATGCAACAATTGACTCAAATGTGAAACTTATTCCACATAAGAGATTCACAATGAGTGATATTGGTGGACTTGAAAATAGAATTAAAACCCTTGAAGAGTACACGACTTTATCTCTTCTAGAAACTGACACAAAAAATCTTTCAATTAAAGACCCAAATACAGGTTTAGATAAATTCAAATCTGGATTCTTCGTTGATAACTTTAGAAATCACAGATCACATAATTTATCTGGAGATTCATTCTTTGACATTGATGTCGAAAGAGGAGAGTGCAGACCAAGATCCACAGAAAGAAATATACCCCTTACATTTGAGACTAAATCTTCACTGTCCGACCCAGTAAATGCAGACTATAGGTGGATTGAAGATTTTGAAGACTCGAATGTCACCAGAAAGGGTAATGCATTAACTTTGTCATTCACTGAAGTAGATTTTATAGATCAACCTTTAGCGACCAGAACAGAGAATTTAAACCCATTCCATATTGCACTATATGCAGGATCCATCTCACTCAATCCTGCATCAGACTTCTGGATGGAAGAAGTCATTTTACCAACACCAGATGTAGTCAAGATCGATTCTCCATTTGATGGAATGGCATCTCTTCTTGGTGTTGAAGATCGTGAAAATGGTGGAATGGCCGCAAGTTATTGGAATTCTCACGAGCAAACTTGGACAGGAAGAGAACAAATCAAAGAAGAAGTTCTTAGTGACGTAGAGGTTGGCAGACAAAGAACTTCCAATAGATTGCTAAGAGGTAATGGAATCAGAAGAATTACAACCGATGCTGTAACTAGACAAAGAGAATTACTTAATACATTTAATGAAACAGGTATCGATAGAGAATTTGGTTTCGAACTTACCGCTGGCGAAGAAGTTGTAAGTCTTGGAAGTAGAGTCATTGGAGTAGATGTTCTCTTCAATTGCAGATCAAGGAATGTTGAAGTTGTTGGCAAGAGATTAAAACCAAATACCAGATACTACGTTTTTATGGAAAACGTAGACATGACAGATTATTGCGTTCCAAAACTTCTTCCAATTACTATGGTTAGAGGTTCTTTTGCAACTGGTGATATTGTTGATACTGTTACTCCTCCTGGATCGTCAACAGCAAGTATTAGAATGAGATTGGCACAACCAAACCATTTGTTTGGACCATTCAATGCTCCAACAGATACTGTTGATTCAAGTATTAATGGAACTACTTTATACTCTGGAAGCAGTGAATATTTAAATATCGACACTGCTGGACTTGCATTTCAAACAAGACCAGACCATCTTGGATGGGTAAAGTCTGGAAGCAAATTAGTTAATATTTCTGGAACAGCAGAAGCAACTGTTGATAATATTGAATTGGTATCGGATAGTACTGGAACTATCATATTCTCCTTACATATCCCAGATCCAAAAGTTTCAAGTAATCCTAAGTTTACGACTGGAAGCAATACAATCAGATTGACAACGAGTTCAGTAAACTCAAATCAATTGGATAAGAGTGAAAGTTCTGCGGAAGCAGTGTTTGTTGCCACTGGATATGCTCAAAATGTCCAAGAGCAAACTTTATCGATCAAAACTGCAGAAGTAGAAAGAAAACAGATCGGCAGTGATCAACCAATTAGTAGGATTACACAAGAACTTGAAGAAGAAACAATCGTAGTCCAGGAAACTAGAGACACTGGTTGGTATGATCCACTTGCTCAGTCTTTCTTGGTTGATAGAAACCAAAGTCAAGATGGAGTCTTTATTACTGGTGGTGAAGTTTACTTTAAAGAAAAAGATCCAAATGTTGCGGTGACGGTTCAAATTAGAACCATGAGAGATGGAACTCCAACTACTACTATTGTTCCATATGGTGAAGTTACACTAAATCCATCAAGTGTAAACACTTCAACTGATGGTAGCGTTGCAACAAGATTTACCTTCAATACACCAGTTTACTTGCAAAGTGGTTATGAGTATGCTCTGGTACTGGTAGCACCAACAGAAAAGTATCTTGCATTTGTAACAAGAATGGGAGAGGAAGATTTAATCCTCCAAACAGTTTATAATAGACAACCATATCTTGGTTCTCTGTTCAAATCACAAAATAGTTCAACTTGGACTCCAAGTCAACTTGAAGACTTGAAATTTAAGTTGTTCAAAGCAAAATTTGTAACAAATACTCCATCATTTATTACTTTCTATAATAAAGAACTTCCATTAGTGAAGGTCAGAAAAAATAATCCAGTAGTAGCATACTCTAAGAGACAATATGTATCTATAGCAAGTACAAATACTGCATTTGCCCAAGGAAATACCATTACACAGGGTTCCAATTCTGGAGATATTTTTGCCACTGGAGGTCCAGTTGATCTTGGTGGATCGGCATTAACTGTTTCATATTCTGGTATTGGATTGACTGATGGAACTTTTACTGGAATAGGATTTACATCTCTAACTGGATTTGGAAATTCTTGTCTTGCTACTGTTACAGTTTCAAGTGGAGCTATCAGTAATATTAGTGTAACTGATTCTGGTTCTGGATATGCAGTTGGAGATCTTTTACTTGCAAATCAAATTGGAGAGACTGGATCTGGAGTAAGAGTAACAGTTGGATCTGTCAGTCAAACAAACTTAATTGTCCTTGATAATATTGATACAAATATTACCACTGGAATAGCGTTGACGTATTACAATTCTGTTGGTTCTTCTTCGACTATTTCTGCTCCTACTTCTGTAAATGATGATCCAATTAGAGATGGTTATACCTTACTGTTTGATCACCACAATCATGGTATGCATTCCAGCACTAATAAGGTGAAGGTTGTAGATTTTGCAACTGATATTGCACCAACCAATTTGATTAGTGCAATAGATGACGATACGACTGTAATCACCGTTGGTGATGGAAGCAACTTTGTTAATTTTGAAGGATCTCCAGTTGGTGCAGCAAATACAGGGTACATTAAAATAAACAAAGAAATCATTTCTTACAATACTATTTCTGGAAATGATATTACAATTACTTCTAGAGTGATTGATTCTAGTTTAAAATCAAATCACTCACAAAATGATGCAGTTTATAAGTATGAATTCAACTCTGTATCTCTCTTAAAGATAAACAAAGAACATAACATAGATCCAAGAGATAAAACATTTAATTCGTATTATCTGAAGTTAAGCGATACTTCTAAAACCTTTGGATCAACTAAATCTGGTGGAGGAAGTGCATTACAAATTTCACAAAATATTCCATTCGAATATATTGATCCACAATTTAATATGATTACTCCAACTGGAACAAATGTCACTGCTTCAATTAAAACTACATCTGGAACAAGTTTAAGTGGTTCTGAATCTTCTTTCTTAGATTTAGGATATGAAGGAGTGTCGTTGAACAAACTAAATCGTTTAGATAGTTCCAGAATAATAGCATCTGATGTAAATGAATACAATTTACTTGGAGGTTCTAAGTCATTTGCTATTACCTTAGCATTATCAACATCTAAAGAAGATGTTTCACCAATTATTGACTTAGACAGAGCAAACGTAATTGCAATAAGCAATCTTGTAGACTCGAATGTTTCTGATTTCGAAACAGATAGTAGAGTTAGGATTTCTGGTTCTGATCCAAATTCTGCTATTTATGAAACAAGAAAAATATCTCTTGAATTCCCATCAAATTCACTCTATGTTCAGTTTGATGGACATAGAGAGGCAGAAGGACAATTTAAGGTATTCTACAAATTATTCAGAAGTGATTCTGCAGATTCACAACAAGTTTACATACCATTTAATTCAGATGGTTCATCAGATAAGGTTGTAAATCCAAATTCACTAGAAAATAGTTTTAGCGAGTACAAGTTTACTGCTGATAATATGGCACAGTTTAGTGGATTTATGATTAAGGTTGTAATGACATCAACAAACCAAGCAAAACCACCAAGATTGAAGAACTTTAGAGCAATTGCATTGAGATCATTTAGCGTAGATGGATAATTATATTAAAGTAAAATCAGATTCTTCTCTTGTGCGAAACAAGGAGTCGAATGCAATAATAAACAATAATGAAAATGAATTTGAAAAATTCATTCGACTCTCAGAAACAAAATATAAGGAAAAGATGGAATTGAGAATTTTAAAGGATGAAGTCCAGCAAATTAAAACGGATATTAATGAAATAAAATTCTTATTAAAATCAATTGTGAATGGTTAACTTATAAATACCTAAAGGATATCCTGACTTTATACTAATGGCAGCATATGTTAGTAATATTGTAATAGATGTTGGGGCTGATTTTTATCAGTTATTCAACTTAGAGGATAATAGTGGAAACTATTTAAATTTGAGTGGTTATAGTGGATCTTCCGTGATGAAAAAACATCCATCATCTTTAAATGCAAGTGCTACATTTTCAGTTACATTTCCAAACGTGTCTTTGGGTAAGTTGCAAATAGGATTAGCATCATCTATAACATCAACACTCAAACCAGGAAGATACGTATACGATATTCTCATAGATGATGGATCTACAAAAACTAGAGTTGTAGAAGGAAGTGCTATAGTTACTGCTGGAGTTACGGTAGGGTAAAAATGGCAGACATTAGAGTAAGAGTAGGAACACAAGAGTCTATAAAAATAAGATCAGCCATTACTGGAAATGTTAGTTTTGGATTGGGTGAACTTGTTGATGTAAATACGGAATCACTTTCTGATGGAATGGTGCTAATTTACAATGGCACAGAAGGAAAGTGGAAATCTAGTGCGGAATTAGATGGCGGAAGTTATTGATCCAAATAAATATCAAAAAACAGGTATCGAAGAATGAGTCAACCAACAAGTAGACAAGGTTTAATTGATTATTGTCTAAGAAGACTTGGATATCCTGTTTTGGAAATTAATGTCGATGATGATCAAATTGACGATTTAGTTGACGATGCAATTCAACATTTTCAAGAATATCATTTTGATGGTATCGAAAGAGTTTTTCTGAAGCATCAGATTTCGGAGTCTGAGAAGGAAACACTAAAAACTGGTATAACAACAACCACTGCAACATCAACGGTTGGTGTATCTTCTGTTGACTGGAAAGAAAGTACAAACTTTTTACAATTACCAGATCATGTGCTTGGGGTCAATAAAGTCTTCAAGATGGATAATAGTACAATCTCCAGTGGACTGTTTAATATAAAATATCAGTTATTCTTAAACGATCTATATTACTATGGGGCACTTGATCTATTAAATTATGCGATGACAAAAACATATCTGGAAGATCTTAGCAGATTGATCACTCCAGATATTCAATTACGTTTTAATAAAAAGAGACATAGACTATATCTTGATATTGATTATGCAAGTTTTAGTTCTGATACATATATTGTTCTCGATTGCTATAGACTTGTCGATCCAGCAGATGCAGAATCAATCTATAATGACTGGTGGTTAAAAAAGTATCTTACGTCACTGATCAAGAGGCAATGGGGACAAAATTTAATTAAATTCCAAGGAGTCATGCTTCCTGGTGGAGTTCAATTAAATGGAAGACAATTATATGATGATGCAGTTCGTGAAATAGAAGAAATAGAAAGAGAACTAAGAGACACATACGAAATGCCACCATTAGATATGATAGGTTAATATTATGCCATTAAACTCATACTTTCTACAAGGATCAGCAAGTGAGCAAAGATTAGTTCAGGATCTAATTAATGAACAATTAAAAATTTATGGGCAAGATGTTTCATATTTGCCCAGAAAAATTATAAACAGAGATGCAATTTTTAGAGATGTAGTTGCTTCTAATTTTGATGCTTCATTCAAAATAGAAGCATATATCATGAACTACCAAGGTTTTGAGGGTAGTGGTGACATACTTTCAAAATTTGGTGTGCAAACAACTGATTCCATCACATTTATAGTATCAAAGGAAAGATATGAGGACTTTATAAGTCCCTTTTTATCAGAATCTACTGGAGATGATTTGCTCTTGTTATCAAGACCAAGAGAAGGAGATTTAATATATCTTCCACTAGATAATACTATGTTTGAAATAAAATATGTTGAGGGGAAAAAACCTTTCTATCAATTAAACAATCTGTATGTATATCAATTGAGTTGTGAAGTTATAGACTACGCTCTCGATGATAATATATTTACATCCGATGATGAGGCAGATCAATCTGTAGTTGGTTTTGATGTTGAAGAAACCATACTGGAAATGATCAACGATTTAGCAGAAACTGCAACTGGATCTATAGAAACATATCAACAGTATTATGTCAATAGAGAATTAGCAGTTCCTGTGGAATTAAATAATTCATATTCTGTATTTAATATTGACTTAATTAATGATGGGACTGGTTATACCGAAGCACCAGTCGTTTCAATTTCAACTTCTCCCACAGGAAATATTTTGCATAATGCTACTGCCGTGGCAATAATGACTAGTAAGACTGGACAAGTTGGAAAATCTATTGATGAAATTTTAATTTCAAACCCTGGTTATGGATATACTTTACCACCTTCAGTATCAATAATTAGTCAGAGTGGTTCTGGTGCTATAGCAACTGCTATAGTTAATAGAGGAGCATTGATGCCACCGATAATAACTTCTGCAGGAAGTCAATATTCAGTTGCACCAACAGTTGGTATAACAAGTATTGGCGGAGCAATTCCACCAGTTGCTATTGCAAACATAAATTCAAGTGGAATAGTAACATCAGTATACTATAGATACTCTGGAAAAGATTACCATATAAATCAAGAAGACCAAACTATAACATTCTCCGATCCAGATGCATCAAGTTCTTCTTCTGGCAATTATGTGTTTAAAGAAATAGTTAAAGGCGTATCAACTGGAACAACTGCATATGTTCAAGAGTGGGATGGTCAAGATAAGATACTAAAAGTTTCTACAATTTCTGGATCATTCTCACTGGGAGAACAAGTTGTTGGAATCGGAACTACTTTAAATGGATCAGACTCAAGTTATACAATTAAAAATATTGTAAAACTTGGATTAACAGATTTGAATTCTCAAAATAAAGTGATAGAAACTGAGGCTGATGAAATATTAGATTTCAGCGAATCCAACCCATTTGGTGAGTTCTAAATAGTTAGTATACGTACATTATAAGATAATGCTTGGTACATACGATTATCACGAAATTATTAGAAAAACCATTATTGCATTTGGTACACTTTTTAATAATATAGAGATTAGACACAAAAAACAAGATGGCAGCAGTTATAGTGTCATCAAAGTTCCTATTGCGTATGGACCAGCAGAAAAGTTTTTAGCAAGAATTGAACAAAAGCAAGACTTGAGGAAAAGAGTCTCTATTGTCTTGCCACGACTCGCATTTGAAATAACAAATATACAATATGATGCGAAAAGAAAAGTTTCAACAATGCAAACTTTCAAAACCGTATCCACAGATGGATCAAAAATAGCGAAGAAAGTTTATATGCCAGTTCCATATAATGTTGGATTTAGATTATCTTTGCTTGCACAATATAATGAAGATGCTTTGCAAGTAGTTGAGCAAATTCTTCCATTTTTCCAACCATCATTTAATTTGACAGTTGATTTAGTGAGTTCAATTGGAGAAAAAAGAGATATTCCCATAATTTTAGATTCTATAAATTTTGAAGACAATTATGATCAGGGTTATGAAGAGAAAAGAGTTATAGTTTATAATTTAGATTTTACTGCTAAGACATTTCTCTTTGGTCCCATTGCTAATTCCACTGAAGGACTCATTAAAAAGGTACAAGTTGATTATCATACTACCATTGACAAAAATACAGCAAGAAGGGAATTAAGATATACAGCAGAAGCAAGAGCAACTAAAGATTATAATAATGATGGAACATCTGTTATTCTTGAAGACATAGATGAAAAAATAACCTCCTTTAGGGTCGCAAATGTAGGTTCTTTGTCTGTTGAGTCTTACATTTATATAAATCAAGAAGAAATGCTAATCAAAAAAATTGATGGTGATAATATAACCGTTGTTAGAGGTATGGATACTTCAATAGCATCATCACATAAAAGTGGAGATGCTATTGACATTATTAATTCAATTGATGATGATTTAATTGATATTGGAGATGACTTTGGTTTCAGTGAGTCTAGATTTGATTTTGGTGATGGAAGAGTTTATAGTCCAACTAAAGGAGTAGATGTATGAGTGAAACATTTGATAAAATAAATCAATCCTTAGATGTAGAAGTCACTGCTAATGAAGTAGTGAAAGAAACTAAAAAGCAGTTAGCAGAGATCCAAAAGAAGAGTGATTCGGTTACTGACTATGAGTATACACGAGGAAATCTTTATTCTTTGATCGAAAAGGGTCAAGAAGCAATTAATGGTATTCTTGAACTGGCAGAAGAAGGGCAACAACCAAGATCATATGAAGTTGTTGGACAATTGATCAAAAGTGTCGGTGATGTAACAGATAAGTTAATAGATCTTCAGCAGAAGATGAAAGATCTAAATAAAGAAGAGAAGAACACTCCAACTACTGTTAATAATGCATTGTTTGTTGGATCAACCGCAGAACTACAAAAACTCCTAAAGCAAGGATTTAGCAAAGAATGAAAACTTTCAAAAACTTTATGGAGGCGTCAACTTGCC